TGCAAAGCCTAATGTGCCATCAGGATATATAGTGTCTACCTTTGCATATTTATAAGATATCGGAAGTATGAATGTCCCACTATCATCTGAGTACCATACGCCATATGCCGTGTCCTCACGCCATGCGATGATATTCATCTTACTTATCTCGGCTTGAATATTCGAACGCTCCATGATATTACAGGTTGCCCAATAATCCTTCATAACTTTAGATTTATCTTTGCTCTTCTTAGTCATATCAGTAATCGGAACAATCGCACGGAGGTTCACATCCACCATCGAAGCGTTATAGTGTATCAGCTTTTTATACGGATGGGATCTTGTATATAAATACTTACTGAGTTCTATGAGTTCCTTATAGTTCGCAGCCGGGTTTTTCATATAACGTCTCAGCTTTTCTCGGTTGAAGACCGTATAAGTTCTCGACTCAGTTTTCTTTACATCTATCAATTGCAAAGCATTCTGTGCTTTTTCATAATTCTCAATAGCAGAGTGGTGCAAATCATACCACGACTTTAACTCCGCTGCAGAGGTGCCAGGTTTGGCACTAGATTTTTTTGTTGCCATATGTAGGCTACCTCCTTACATAATGCCATAGCGTCTCAGTTCTGGTTTACGCATCCTGAACTTATCGCTAAGTTTTTCTTTTGTTTCTTTCTTGGGTTTCAAGTTCTTACTCAGTTCTTGAATAACCCAATAACCGTACATAAGAGAAGAGTATCGGTCTTTTCTCATTCCGGGCTTTTCATGTACCTTAATGAGATTCCCATTCATCTCATGCTCAAGATTTATCATTTCGTTTATCAACAATGAGGTCTGAATATATGGAAGTTTAATCTTCGTTTGTTCATCTATATTCATCTTATTGTAATGTTTAATGATAGAAGATAATTGAGGTTCTATACTGTCTTCATCTTTAAGCAAATTGATATATCCATTTTGCAATCCTGATCTTAACGCCATAATCATTGAACTGTTATTTTGCGCACTTGCCTTAATTGCCCATATTACCTTAGGTGCACCCTTAACCTTACAACGGTCAGCCATATCAGGATTATTACAACAACTTAATGCACCATATGTCTGTCCATACATAGGATCGTAACGGTCTGTCATCATGTAATCATAGCATCCCTGACCCAGACCCTGAGCATCAATTACAAGATAATCACAATTGTACTGATAGAAATATCTCATGATTAGTAATCCTAATTCATCAGTCAACATACCTTCTTTAGTCTCTATGTACATAATATTATCTATATAACTATGAGAACTTGTTGGCATTGCTGAATGAATAATAATAGCAGTAGCATCATTGTCGTGTTTCTTTGATGCCATCAATGCTATATCCACAGACAAAACACGTTTCTCTCCTTTTTGTTTAGACGGGACTTGCAGATTGTTTAAGTTATAATAACTTAAAGATTGCAACCCTTCTTCTAAAATACGACTTTCTTGCATAACCTTATATGTAAACAAAGCATCCTCAGCAGATTTATAAAATAATCCCATTCGCTCCATCATGAAAGATATTTCATTAAAAGTTTGCTCGGACATTTCATTTTCAATTTGCTGTCTCATTAATAAACCTTCTTTAATCGAAAGCATATATGGAAAGTCACATATAAAATATTTTAAATTAGGATTAAGCATATTTGAAGTATAAGCCTTTACCTTTTCATACATTTCAGACGCACTATAATATGCAGAACTTAAATAAATTTCTTTATTCATTTCTTGCAAATGTGCATATTCAGGTTTGCTTAAATATCCTGGTTGTCTTGGTGCTGAATTCATAGGACGTAATATAGTATCATCTATTTTTTGAGAGACAAGTCGACTTTCATCCAAAATTTTAATATTTGATCGTTTACCTCTTCCTGACTCCCCCGCAACCACGACTTGAATCCATGATCCACCCTTAAAATATACATAACAATCGTTTTGCCCGGTGCTAACTTTTATGATTTCATTTCGTAACAATGATGATTTTTGCATAAAGTCATCTGTGATTTTTAATATGATTTCTTTTCCCTGTTTATATGTATGACTTGCTGCAACAATTTTTGTGCCAGGATATAAAATACATCGTACAACAGAGAATAATGCTACAAGATATGTTTTCAAATTTGTTATCCTATTAGTTTTTTATCTAATAGTTCTATGTCTTTATCATTGAACATAGTTCAGCATATATTTTCATCCAATTTTTTTTGGAGGTGCGGCCTCGTGGGTAGATTATATCTTTTCACTACCTATGCGTTGCCCCTGACTATACTTAGTATAACCTTCGGTTCGTGTTATCTTATATTAATTGAAAGACCTCCACGCTTAATTCCGCACTATTTATTCATAACTATTACTAGTTAAGCTGGCTGTTTTTTTAAATCACGTTTCTTAATTTCAGCTTCTTTTCTCAGTTTTATTGCTTCATCTAAATCTTTAGTTTGACCTAATCTAATGCGTTTACCATTCAAACAAATTGTAACTACATATGCGTTATTTCTTTTATTCCAATGAACTCCATGTTTTTGTATATCTTGATAATCTTTATAATAGTCTATATATTTATTGTACTTCCGATCCAAGTATATATCTGAATCTTTATATAAATAATCAAGAAAATCTTTTATGGTATCTTCCCCACAAATATTCAATGAACATGCATGACTCCTTTTATCTTTATGTAATGTTGGCATAGTTCTTAATATATTTTCACTAACTAAAAAAGAAGAAATGTCATTCAACATTTCTTCTATTCCTGTAAATGAAAGTATAATATGTGGTTTGTTATTCATTAAAGTAGTACAAATACAACCATCGCCATCAAAAAATCCTCTTAACCAATCTCGAATAAATTTTTGAGGAACTTGATCTTGAGACGGGAATCGTATATCAAATGTTTTATTTGGCGTACATCCTAAATTTATTAAATCATAACATAATTTAGTGCAACAAATATTTAATCTGCACGCTTGATAATCTTTATTTTGTCCTTTTATAATTTTATCAAATATTGGAACATTTGACTCTAAACAATCCCTAAATTTTTCTAAATGACTTTTATCTATTGCCGCCAATGATAATTCTAAAGTCATAGATTTTAACTTATCATTTTTATAAAAACGATTAACGCAACCGTCTGCATACAAAAAGCCTAACCAATAGGCTTTATCACTAGAATTAATTTCTGAAAAATAATCTTTATTGTAATAATATTTACTCATCGATATACTCCTTATAAAATTTATAAGAAGCTGAAATTGATTTAATAACGACCAATACCTCTTGTAGCAATAAAATACGACATATCAAAATGCATCATGCACCAAAGCACTATCTTTTGAAACAGCTTTAATTTAATACCTAAAAATTCAGCAACAAATCTTTGTGGGTTTGCTCTATAATATGCACAGCGTTCAGCGACGGTGTTCATCACTAAAGATGTTTTATCCAATCGAATTTCTTTATCAGATAATCCCTTTTTTATCATTATGAATCACCACCTTCTTGATCAAAAAGCCGTCCATATATTTCATCTGAATTGTCTTCTTCAGCAATCTCAGGTTTTGTCACAGTGTATTTATTTATTTCGTCTTCATATTCTTTAGTAAACACATTTGCCTTTAATCCTAAAGCTTTACTTAACCAACCGGTAAACCATACTCTGATATACTTACCAATATTATCAACATCTTGAAACTCGGGTTCAGGTTCAGGTATTGGTTTTTCCTGCTCCCATCGCTCTATCAATTCGCCCAGAGACATGGCATCACTAACACCATTATTCACATTCTGCTTAGGTTGTAACTTCGCAGAATTCATCAATGTATCCAACGTTTTCAGCTTGCTAGTAACATCCTTGCCGGCTTTTCTATCCTTATCAATATCCAATAACTGTAAACAAATCTGCATGACATAAGTCTCTTGCGACTTACTATCAACTTGCGTTCTTGCTCGCCAATCATCGTACTGATCTTGTAAATAAAGATAATCCATTTCAGAAAATCCCAAACCGAAAAGTTTCTTTATTTCTTTTCTCGCTCTACGATTTGTATCGAACATGTATCCATCATCATCAGCAGTAAATACGCTATCTGCAAAAGACTGATTCTGAAGCTGAGGTAAACTTGCAACAGATGACATCAACTGTTGATACGCAGTCTTACCCCTCTGGCAATTCCCCGCCTTTACATTTTCCACGCACTTCTTATACATCTCTTCATGAAAGGGCAAATCAATCATACTAAACACAGCGATGGTTTTCTTACGATTATCCGTACGTGTCTTTGTACGAGGATCATAATCGGTTGCCATATTCAATAAGCATTCTTTACAAATCGGAAACACACCAAGGGCAAACGAACTACGTACATAGAATTTTGTATTGTCCAAAAATTCACCACATACCGGGCATCTAACAATCTCTCCACGTTCAATTCTATCCATCTGATCTGCCAAATCTGAATAAGCACTTCGTGCCTTCGCAAGATTCATCTTGTTTATTGCAGATGGCATTTGCAATGGTAACAATTTCATTTTATATCACTCCTTGTACTCATATATCCAAAACCCAATAGGGCAGTAATATCCAAATTCAAGAGCAACTACAGGAGTCGCTCTATATAAAGCCATGTGGCTTTCAATACTTACAATCAAAAAGGGTAGCCGTTTAAGCAGCTACCCCACACCGGAGGGCGGTATTTGAAGACGATCCGCCAACGTCAACATTTTAAATATAAGACTTCTTGGCGGTTAAATTAACCACTTCCAAAGTCGTTCTAAGTTGGGCGATCAACCCCAACTGAAAGACTGGCAGAATGTCCAGTCATGATTGTCTATAATCATATTAACAACCAATTCCATGAACGTCCTGATTTTATTTGTGCAACAATTTGCTTAGAAATATTATATTTTTTCGCAATTTTAACAATTGAACCTCTTATATTATTTTCAGGTATAGCAAAAAATTGTTTAATTTCTCTAGCTATCTGTTCTGTTATTCTACAATTATGCGAATCTTCCCCACGTACTTTACGATTTATATAATTAGGATTAGACAAAATCTTATTCATAATTTCTTGAGAATGTCTTTTACCATAAAATGGGTTATTTTTTCCAGAAACATCTGCATGATGTAAAGAAATTAATTTACGTGTTTCTTCGCTAAGTGACGCAGGGGCTAATCCCCCTGGTTCTATATTATACCCACATGATCGACTTGTTGAGTTATACAATGCAATATAATCAATTTCTGATTGATTACGTTCTTCAGGATCATCAATTTGTTTTAAGATATAAAAACAAAACGCATCTTCTCCATATTTATCCCAATCACTTTGAAGCCAATATGAACTATGTTTTCCATTTCTTAATTCGGATATATGGCTACGCCATCTTGAAGCTATACATTTACTTTGTCCAATATACTTCATGCCATTAACCATATTTTCAATACAATAAACACCTGCTACATTTTGATCCTTATTAAATTTAATCATATACAACCACGCCTTTCTACAATAAAATAAGTGGACTACTTATTTGTAGCCCACTCTGTTAATAACTTATCAAGCTGTTTATTTTTTACATATATCCAAAAAAGTTTTTGATTATTTGGATTCAATGCTGCCATTTTATATTTCATTCCACGTTGATATAAAAAATTTCTTAAATTAAGAGAATAACAACAATATAATATTTCTTCTCCCAAAATAACCACCTCTTTTTTTAGGATAATTCAACGTTAAACATCGCATCAATCAACCCTTGTTCGTCTGTTACAATTAATGTTTGATTTGCACGACCCGTTAAACGTTTTTGAATACAGTAATCATCACCTGATCCAGCAAGAGAACCAGATTGTATAATTTTTAAACCATTAACTTCTTTATACATCGGACTGTGTTTATGTCCACATAATATTGCATAGGGAAAACTGCCTAATGCCATAACAAGTTTGCTAATACTTGAATCGCTAGTATCTGTCATATCGCCATGTGTTAAGACATAATCTTTTCCACGTATGTTGACTTTTGTAACAGTTGAATCAAGATTATCTGTGACAACGGTTATATTTGGAATATGAGAAGTTATCTGTCCAACAGACCATGTTATGAGACTATCTAATCTTTCGTCTTTTATATCTTTAGAATAATCAGCTATCATACGCGAATGATTACCAGCTATCCCAACAACAGTAACCATTTTAAAATGAATTGATAACG